CTATCTGCGGAGCTTGGAACACCACCAGAATAAACTACTTTAGCCCAAGCCGCCGCAACCCCTGACACTGCACGACTAGCTGTTTCACCCGTGGCTTGGATGTTTGTGACCGTTATCGTACTCATGCTAAGTCTCCGTGTACTGTAACCGAACAATGTTCTCTGTCTTGGTCAGTGGCACTGTAATCTGAATAACGCATAAGAACGTTTGAGGCTGCCACAGACTGTGTGCCAAAAATACATCGTGCTTGAGCTATGGCAGTTGTGTGGAAGTTTGCGTTAGAAAAGCTAGTAGTAAAGTTTACTTGCGGCCTTCCCGTTGCTGTATCTGTAAGTGAACTTACGTTCTGCGAGCTATCTAAACTAAGAGGTGACGATTGACCGTTAAACTTAGCTAGAGCCTTCGCAGCACTCTGCTTCGTTAGCGTAATCGGCCCAGTGCCAGCCGCATCACTTATTGTTGTTGCTCTAATCTCAGACAATGCTCAAGTTCCCCCCTGTTGTGACAGTCAGAGTAACGCCAGATGCTACAGCCAAAGGGCCAGTTGCACTTGCGTTCTCGTCTGCGTCAATGGTTGTGTTTGTGTTGAGGGTCTGCTCGTTAATACGGAAGATGTCTCCTGCACCATTGACAGAACCAACGGCACCACGATCTCCTTTGTAGAACCCACCGCCCGATGCCCCTGCCTCAAACGTAGTGAAAGCCACAACCTCAAGGACATCCCCTGCGGCTGCACCAGAGGCCAGCACAACGTCACTGCCGTTGCTTGCTGTGTAGTCTGTTGCTGTTAACTTAACGCCATTCAGGTACACGTCTAGGAAGTTGGGAGTGAAGCCCGATGTGGCAAACGAGGTCTGACCTGCTGTACAAGTAAAGCTATCCCGTGTCTGGGTGGCCTGTGGTACTGGCTGTGTGCCAATATATCCTGACATGGCTTAGACCTCCTGTGCGGCTACATGAGCAGCGTAAGCATCCTTAACCGCTTGTGTGTGAACCGCTGCGGCGATTGCTTGTACTTCAGCACTCTCACCTGACACGTCTGCATCTGGTGCAACGACATGGCGTGAGAATGAGCGGCTGATCTCTACGCCGTCACGCTTGATGACTACGGCGGTTCTTACTTGTATGTGTTTGAAGTCGCCTACGATCTCGATTTTGTCTTGTACTGTTTCTTCTGTTAGTGCCATTGTTTATCTCCTGTAATGGTTGGACTGTCCGACCCAAAGCTATGCAGTGGGTTATGCGTCTGTGTGGTACGAGAAGGCGAATATCCACCTATTATTGCTAGTATTGGGGGCGGATTCGAGGCGTAACAATGAAAACTGAGAGGAGGTAATGCCGACTCGAACTGTACCAGTTGGGTTTTGGTCATTTGCCCCAAAGCTGTTATAGACACCTGCCGCTTGTGTGTTTGCCCCTGCGTTACTCAAAAACGGGAGACCTCCAACGTAAGAGTAGTCAGTATGAGTTTGAGCGGACGAAAAGGTAAAGTCTCCTGTACACCTAACAAAGTTTCCTATTTTAGTATACTTACCCGAAGTCGATGAAGGAGTAGGGTCGCCTGAGAACCCATTGGTGCTGGAAATAACAGGCGTCCAATTCCCCTCCTCATACGAATCGAGCCGATTAGCCGACCCAGTGCCGCCAAGGTAGACACCGCCAGAGAGGTAGAGGTCTTTGATGCCAGCAGCAGTAGTAATTGTATCGCCATCTTTAGATACAAACTCAGCATCTGCTTCAGCCTTCGTATAGGCATCCGCAGCTTGGAATGTAGCATACGACACGACAACCACTTGATCGCCACTCTGGGCCGCAGTAGTCAGCGTGATGCTTGTGCCGTTAGTTGCTGTGTAGTCTGTGCCATCCACGAGACGGACACCATTGTGAAACAAATGTACGAATGTGGGCGTGTAGGACAATCCAGTAAGGCTGGTAGTTGTGCCTGTGATGTCGAAGGTCTTCTTGCGTTCTGCTCCAGAGGAGACAACAGAAGCCCGTGAGCCAATATAACCAGCCATATTACATAGCTCCTATGATAAATGCGAGAAGCTCAGGGTAGCGAACACCAAGGCGAGTGCGTTCTGTTGCACCCTCTGGGGCTTCCTCCAAGGTCTCATATGTGTTGACACGGGTCTGCTCCACGCCATCGTCATCCGTGTAGGTCTCAGTGGCTTCCCACCAAGTGCTAGAGATGAACATGGCGTAACGACCAGCGTCCAAGCCCTCAGCAGCGAAAGCATCCTGCAAGTCCTGTGCGATAATACCGAAGTGAATACGGGCGTCATCACCCTTCTCAGCTACAGCATCAATCCAGCGGAACTTACGAAGTAGACCTTTGCAAGCTACAGCTACACGTTGCTCTGCATCAGACAGGGCTTCGATGTCTTGCTTCTCGTTGCGGTCAGATGTTTGGATGGTGCCGTTGGTGGCGTAGATGTCGTCCATACGATAACTAGCCGAACCTAAATCAATAATATTGTCTGCTAATGCAGAGTTCTTCATAGGAAGAATGTTATTGCTATCTGTAAATGTCCAGCCTGTATTATTTACACCTGTAGAATAAATCTGCATACCATAAGCAGTGGAAGCAATACTCCCCACAGTGGAGCCGTCTTTGCGGAACTCCATGAGGTTGCCATCGGATGTTAGCCTATCAAGCAATAAAGAACGATTACCGTCTACAACGAAATAACCAAGACCAGTATTATAAAGTGTTGTCCCAGCAGTTCCACCAACACTCGTCTTACCCACCAGCAAGTTACCGCTGTTATCCAGCCTCATACGTTCTGAGGCATCCACATAGAACCGCATTGTTGTATTTGCTTGTGTATTGCCTTGGTCAGCAAAGAACATCAAGTTCCCATCAGAGGATGAACTGCTTATCTCGCCATAGGCACTGGTATCTGTGTCGGTCAGCCTAATGATTGGTGTAGAGCCAGAGAGATGAAGCTGTTGGCTAGGCGAACTCGTCCCAATGCCTACGTTGGAGCCATCAACAGTAATAGCATCTGTGAGGTTCAGTAAGTCTGTTTGCTTACTCATTAGCTTTGCTCCAGTACACTTACGATAACGTCAGCAGACGTTGCAGCAGAGGATGTAACAACAACAGTGTCAGTCGTCTCAAGGATGATCTTGCCGTCTAGCACAGACAAGGCAGAGCCAGCGGGGATGGGTGCGCCCTTAACGATGTAGATACCTGCCGCCTGCACATCTACTGTGATTTGAGCGGCTGAAGTGTTCGACAAGTTGCAGCCGATCATAACGGAGGTTGTTGATGCGGGTACTGTGTAAGTTGTGACAGGTGATGTGCCTACGGAGGCGCTTGTGTAATTTTTGAAGGTATTAGCCATGATATTTTATCCTAGAGCTATTGCTAATGCTAAAGCATTTGATTCTGCTGTAGATAAGATAGTAGACTTGCTGTCCCCACCCAGTGTATCAGCATCGACATTTAAGTTATTAACGAAGGCTTGGTCTACTCTTGCATCAATAGCTGTGTTAGCTCTTGCGTCAGTATAATACAGATTTGTACCTTCAGCAAGGTCTGTAGTGCTTTTAGCTGCTAAGGCAGTATCAAACCTACCAGTAGTATAGTAAAGATTTGTACCTTCTGAAAGATCTGTAGTACTCTTAGCAGTAAAGGCTGTATCAAAACGCCCAGAAGTATAGTAGAGGTTAGTACCCTCTGAAAGATCCGTTGTGCTCTTAGCAGTAAAGGCTGTGTCAAACCGACCAGAAGTATAGTAGAGGTTAGTACCCTCTGAAACATTGGTGGTAGACTTGCCTGCTAAGGCTGTATCAAATCTAGCCTGAGTGTAATACAGGTTAGTACCTTCAGCTAGGTCATCTGTGTCGTGGTTACTTAGAGAGGAGACCGTACCAGTTACATTACCTACTACGTTAGTAGCTAGGTCTTTATTCATAGTCCAACGATCATTCGTAGAATCATAAGTAAAGGTAGCACTCGCACCATCTACGGTAATACCTGCACCATTAGCTGCAGCAGCATTAGCCGCACCAGACGCAACAGTGATGTTTAGATCGTCTACTGCCAGGTTAGAAGAATTGATTGTAGTAGTTGTACCGTCTACCTGTAGATCACCTGCAATAACAACCGTACCTGTAACATCACCATGTGCTGCAGGATCAATAGTAAAGGTAGCAGGACCACGAAGATAACCAGATGTGCTGATATTACCAATGCTAAGTACGTCATTACTATCTAGGGTAACAGCCTTCTCAGCAGGAAGTGTGATGAAGATGTCTTTAGTACCAGCAGTAAAGCTAACCGCTATGTCTGAGTTAGAACTCTCTAGAATAGTAGTACGAGTTAGTACGCCACTGCTATATGTACCTAGACCAACCTCCCACTCATTTGCACTCCTATGTGAGATAGCGTAGTAGGTAGTATCTGCGTCACTTAAAGCAGAGCTAAAGGACTGAAAACCGTCTACTGCACCGGCAAGAGTAATATCACCTGTACCTGTAGTAGTCGTAGTTTCTTTTACTCTATCTTTAAGTAACAAAGCCATGAGAGCTATCCTTATGCAATACGTACTATAGCGTTAGAAGCATCCGCTGTTGGTAGCTGAATAGTAAAGTCGCCATTGGTAGATGTTCTAGGGCCACCAAAGTCAATAACTGCTATTGCAGCATTACTTTGTGTATAGTTATAGATAATGCAACCATCTGCGGAAATAGTAGCGGAGGGCCAAGTCGTGTCTGCGAAGTCTACAGTAGCTGTGGAGCCGTCTAGTGCAATAACCGCTGAACCCAGTGTATTACCACCCGTTACATAGTTAGTGCCTACAACCTCATCTGTGTTAACGGTAACGTTGCTGTAGTTAGTAGTAGCAGCACCATAAGTGCCAGACGGAGAATTTTTAATGAGAGCAATCTTTAGTGTATCTGTATCCAGATCGTGAACACCCCCAAGAAGCTCTTGCTTGAAGCTGTTGCACATTGCAGTTGTGATAGCCATCTTGTGATGTCCCTTTTATATGTGGAGAAAGCACAAAGGGGCCAGCACGAAGCCAGCCCCAATGTTAAGCCTATTAAGCAGCGTTATAACGTGCAGTTACAAGTGCTTCTGGGCGGAGAATCTTGCGCCCATAGAGATGCATACCGCGAACAATGTCAGCGAATGAATCTGGGTCACGGTAGTTCTCTACCTTGTTGATCTGCTCAGCGGATGCTACTGCATCGTCTTGACCAGCTACGATAACACCGTAGTTGTCATCCTGACCAGTTGTACCAGAAGTACCTGCGCCAGTACCAGCTGCTGGAAGGTTGTTGGAAATGTATACACGGAAGCCGTGGATGTTGTTCATTACCAAGCCATTCATCAAGCCGGAACCACCGAAGTCTGCGTTCAACAGACGTGAGTCTTCGTCTTTCAGAAGCTCTGCAAACACGGGGTCTACACAGATCCAGCGACCACGTGAGTCAACATTTGCTACGTCCATCTGACGTGCCATACGTGAGATGAGCTGCAAAGGTGAAGCAGTAGTTGCGGAGAACGAAGTCGCACCAGGCAAACGTGGAGCCAGTGGGATGGAGTCACCTGTACCACCGGAGTCGGCAGTTGTGATGTTGTTCATGTCACCGATAGTCAGGTGGTTTGCTGTGAGCAATTCACCAGTCAAGTTACCAGCTGTGTCGTGCTGTGCATCGCCAGAGGTAGTAGTGATAAGAACACCAGCAGTGGTGTGACCTGACAAGTAAGACAAAACGTCTGAGTCCATTGAGTCAGCCATCTTATACGCAGCACGGTCAGCAGCAAGGCTAACGTAGTCAACGTTTGAGAACTGATCTTCGATGTCGTCCATTTTGAACGCGAAGTAGTTGGCTTTGTCGATTGTCAGAGAGAAGTCTTCATCATTCAACTTCTCAACAGAGATAGCTGTGTGACGCTCAAGAGCGTTTACAGTTACGTCTGGTTCTTTCTGGATGCGAACCACATCGCCTTGGTTGGCAATCTCACCGAAGTAAGAGTTGTTTGTGATTGCGTTGGTTACAGCTGCCTTACGTAGGGCAATCTGTGCTTGTTTGGAGTAGATAATCGGGGAAAAGTTCCCGTTAAACCCACCGCTTGCGGAAGTAATAGCCATAGTAATTTCTCCTTATAGATATGGCGTGAGGATTTACACTGCATACCCACTAAAGAGGCTCTTCGTATTAGGGTGGTCAGCTAAGTTCGTAGGATGGCCGTCCTTTGAACGCTGGGCCTATAATCTGAGGTAGTTCTTTGATGTGGCTAGTGCTTTATGAAAAGCATGTACAGGCAGTTAATGCCTGACACTGTACATACCTATAGTTGTATCCATCTCTCTTAAGATGTCAACTATTTCTTTGACAAATCGTAAATAAATTTGCCGTTACGTTGAGCTTCCATAATTTCGTCTGCTCGTTTCTCGTATTCCTTGATAGTCATCTTAGCTACTTGAGATTCACGCAGGTAGCTAGAACTATCATTTGGCTCAGGTGCAGCAGCACGTTTACTCTTAACTGAGCTTGCTGCGCCCTTGTCTGAACTGTTGGTACGCTTTGTTACAATACCAGTGTCAGCCTTGTAAAGATCAATAACGCGAGATACAGATTTAGCATCATCTGTATTCTCATACAAAGCATCTTGTACCCACTTAGGCTGTTTCTCTGCCCATGTATGGAAGGCATCATCTTCACGGATGGACACAAAGTCAGGGTGCATCTGTGTTAACTCTGCTTCAGCTTTCTCACGTCTTGCTGTAGAGCGTAACTCTTCGATCTCTTTCAAACGTCCGTCTAGTTCAGATGCACGTTCATTAGCTTTCTTATCAGCGATAGCTTCAACAATACCAGCAACATCTGGATACTTCTTAGCCCAAGCTTCTACCTCATCTTCTGACTTAGGTAGTACAAGTTCATTCTTAGTAGCAGCAGCCAGTTGAGATTGGAGTTTATCAAGCTGTGCTTGGAAAGCCTTTTCTTTTTCCTGCGTGTGGCGGCGAAGGTCACCATACCGTTTCTTGAAGTTCTTCTCCTCACCGCTTAGCTCAGAATCATCTTCTTGTGCTTCTGCTTGAGGTTCTTCTTCTTGTTGGGTACTACTCTCTGCCTGAACTGTGCGCTCGACAGGCTCTGAGCTACTGGGTTCCTCTTCAACAGTTTCTTCTTCTGTTTCATCTGTCTCGCCACGTGCTTGCTTTAGCAGTGCCTCTAGTTCTTCTTCATCACGCTTAACACGTGCTGCGTTTCTTTGGTGTGAAGCTGATGTAGTTTGGATCAACTTCTTTTCAATCTCTTGAGGCTCTGAAATCATGTTATACTCCTTTATGATGGGGCCAGCCGTAGCTGGGTAGCCTTATAGTTATTGGGTGGTTTGTAGTTATTTCTTCTTCTTCTTGCGTTTCTTAGTTACAAGAGCGCCTTTGTTTAGTCCGTCTTCATCAGCCCCTACTGTAAACGAACCGCCACCTGGTGTGCTGTAGGTAGTTTCTGTTACACTACTTCCACTTGGGTCTGTGGTAGTGCTACTGCTTATAGGTGTATACGTATTGCTGTCGTTATTGCCTGCGTCACGGACCCATGCGGGTTGTGAGCGTCTTGCTTCCGCAGCCGCAATCTCAGCCTTTCGTGCTTTAATCTCCGCCAATCTTTTACGAGAAGCCGCAGCCTTTGCTTGTGTATCTTCAAAATTAGACTGTATTGTTTCTGCATAAGGGGTTGGACCCCTGTCATAAGGGGATGTTACATCCCCAGCAACTACCTCTGGAGTGTATACTTCAGGTGCATCAGCCTTATAACCATCAAACTCAGGAGTAGTAGTATCTTGTGCCTTAGCTTTTTCAAGTGCTGCAGCTTCTTCTTCAGATTCAGGGAAGAACTCATCTTTCAGCGCACCGAATACACGACTGATAAGACCTGGCTTCTCTTCCTTAGATGCCTCAAGCAAACCTTCTAGTACAGCTTTATCTGCTACAGAAGTACCTTCGTCACTAATCCTGCGTTCCAGCTCATTCTCTAAACGTCTAGCGCTATCCATCGCAGCACCTTTGATGAAGAGACCTAAGATAGGATTTACTGCGCCTGCTGCGGTAGCAATCAAGTTCATCTTAGGAGACTTCTGTTCTTCTAGCATATCTGCAAGCTCTTCAGTAGTAAGCTCCTTGTAGTTGATAGCCTTAGCTATAGGTGGTGGCGGAGGTGAGTCATTACTACTACTTGTTACAACTTGAGGTGTGGGTTGCTCTTCTGTTATCTCTTCTTCAGTAGTTTCGCTAGTTACAAGAGAGTAACCCGGAGGAATATTTGTCTGAGGCTTACCATCAATATGTGTGATGTAGATGGTGTGACCGCTCTCATTCTTATATGCTCGTACCTCTACCATAGGGGTGCTACCAGAGCCGCTATACCCTGAGCTAATACCTTCACTGCCTAAGCCCAGCGCACCCATCTCATCGTAACCTTCGTCACCGGGTGAAAGAGCATAGCCACCTGCCGCCATCTCCATAGGCTGACCGTCATCCACAACCTCTAGCTCAGAGATGTCAAACATCATGTCATCTTCTGGTTCAATGACTTCCATGCCACCTACAGGCTCACCACCAATGCGACCATTCTCTTCCATGTCTTGGTAGCCGAACTTAGCTTTAGCACGTAAGTCTTCAAAGTACTTAACGCCATAGTAGCGTACTACGTCAGCAGGTACAACATATTCACCTTCACTTAGTTGTGCAGGGATGTCATCACGTACTTCTTCTGGTATAGAACCTAGTGGAACTTCGTTGCCTGACACAGGATCAACACCCTGAGTGTTATCGGGTACAGAGTCTAAGTCTAGTGTACCACCTTCTGCGAAGGCCATTTCCATCTGTTTATCCATTTACTTTGTCCCTCAAGTAGTGTAGATTACGCAAGGCACGTATAGCACCCTGATGCCTGTACAACTCTGCAGTATCAGAGATGTTCTCCATGCTCTTATGCGTGTATGAGATGCGCTCTTCTAACTCAGAAACAAACGCATCCCAAGAAGCTTTATCGTTTACGAAGCTCTTAAGCGACATTACCGCTGAACCCTTGTTCACCCGGTGTAGGCGCTGTGCCAATACCTATCTGAGAGCCGCCACCCCCTGAGGTGTCCTGTACGCCCTGTGGAGCCTGTCCTTCTGGCGCTGGGCTACCTTGGGGTGCGGGAACGCCTTCCGGCCCTGCAGGGGGCTGTGCGGGAGCCTGAAAGCCTTTTAGGATCTCAGCTTGGATAGCAGCATCACTCATTGAGTTAGTAACCTTGTCTGGGTCAAGATCCATAGACTTAGCAATCTCACGAATGATGTAGTCCATCTTAGCAAAGGGAGCTAGGACTGGGTTCTGTGCAACCTGCAAGAACTGCATCAAGCGTTGTGAACGTACTTCGTTAGCCATTAAGCTCTCTGTACCAGAGGCGTGTACTTCCAAATCACCACGGATAGACTCATCAAAGTCAAACTGCATGTTGAACGAGAAGAAAGCTTTACCTAAGGGGCGAAGCAGATAGTCATCTACGTTCTTAACTACCGTCCGAATACTACCGTTAGCAGCAGACATAAGCATAGAAATACCAGAAGCTGTACGCCCAACGCCAGATACTCCGGTTTGTCCGTGAGCGAAGCTAGGGAATCCAGTACTCTCATCTGCTAGAACTCGTGCCTTATCAAACAGTTGCATATTCTCTTGTGCTACGTTGGGGAACTTGGTGCCAAAGATGGCTTGCCCCGGTGCGCCTCCGGCCCTGCGGAACACCTTGCCGGGGTACACAGATAAGTCTTGACCTGGTGTGAGGTTCGTCTCATCTACTTCGATGATAAGATTACCAGATAGTGCAGCGTTGTCAATAGCCATACGCATAAAGCCATTCATCAATGTTTGCGTATCATCCATGTTCTCAGCAATACCTACACCAAAGAATGAGTAGGGGTTATGCTCATAAGGTACAGCATAGTAAGGAATACGTGTAGGTTTGAAGGGGTTAAGTACGAAACGTAGAACCTCACCGTTACAAATCCATACGTTACAGTTAACTTCGTCTAGGTCTTTTAACGCACTAGGAATCTTAACACCGTGCTCTTCAAGAAGGTCTGTATCTACAAAGCCCCAGAACTCTAGTACTTCCCAACGCTCAGAGGATGGCTGTGTATCGTCATCTTCCATAGTCATTTCCCAGTACTTCTGTACATAGTCTGGGCCTTTGTCTACAGCCATCTGTACTGCATCAGACATGAAGTAAGGACGGTTCTTCAGAGAGCGAAGCTGTGTGCGAGACATCTTATGACGCTCAACTGTATATTCAGCATCGTCCATAGACTTAGCTTCTGGGTCAGGGTAGAAGTCCCAAGAAGAAACGTGGCTACACTCTGGTACTGTCTTTACAAGAGGGTCATACTCACCTTCATCATTCCAGTTAGGGTATTCTTTATCTACAGCGAATGGACCCTTCATGACACCTGTGCCAAGTAGAGCCATCTCAAAAGCCATAGAACGTAGGTGGGTAGAAGCGCCAGACTCTTGAAGCTGATCGTGAATCTTCTTTTCCATCTTCTTAGCTGCAATCATAGCTGGGTGGAATGATACTGCAGATGGTGTAGTTCCGTCACCCTCAATGATCTTATCAGATACAGCCTCAAGCTTACTGTTTAAGCCACCCATACGAGCCTGAAGATCCATAAGGGTCTCACCAGGTTTCAGTGTAGTGTCACCACTAATCAGGTAAGGACTTGCTGGTTTCTCTTGTGTTACAGCTTTTAACGCATCACCTGCAGCCTGAGCCTTAGGGTCAATGTTGATGTGCATTGCTTCAGCAACACCGTCTGGCAACACGGAAGGATTGACTGAGAGGGGGAACCTGTTGTTACCAAAGAGAACATCTACAATCTGACCATAGGCAGCAAGTGTCTTAGTCTTAGTAACCTTAACAAATACACGTGATTTCTCTGTATCAGTGAACTGAACGTCAGAACTATATAGCCCACGATAGTTGCGATATGCTTTGAGCCAACGCTGTTCGTCTGCGTAACGTGCATCTTCTGCCCGTGAGTAACGCTCTTGCACGAAAGATACTACGCTATCCTTACGTTCAAAGATACTGTCTGTACTGTCTTCCGCAGCAATGACTTCATCTGTCTCAAACATTTCTTCTTGTTCTGCCATGTGTTAGTATCCGAATGTTGTGTCACTAGCTTGGAAGCCAGAGCGCTGTGTTGCAGGGTTGAAGTCCCAGATGCTGCTGCGTGGACGTGTCATTACACCATATCGCAGAGCATCATACAAGTGATCTTCCGCATGTGTGTCTACATCCTCAGGGTTTCTTTTGTCCAGAGGGATGCTAGGTATCTGCGCAATAGTGTTTGTGCAGTTGTTCATGAATACTAGGCGAGGCTTCTCAGTAAACTCATCTACTTGTAAACGCCTATGTATTTCGTTTTTTCCTGCGACACGAGAGCCACGAGAGCGATCTGATGGACGCCAGCGGCATCCCTTCATAATCATTTGCTCTGCTAGTGATGGCCCCGTGTCGCCACGGTTGTGCCACAAAGAAGAGTCTAGCACCCCGTATCTCATACCGCCATCTTTTTTCTCTAGGTCTAAGATCATATCAGCTAGATCAGTAGCTGTAACTTTAGAGCAATAGAGTTCTCTGTAAACAATGAGTTGTTCGTCTGGTGCAACAGCAAACCAGAGAACCCCCGTATAAGATCCGTAGCCGTAGTCACAAGCTCTAAACTTAGCCCAGCTTTCGGGAACTTCAAAAGCGTCAACTACATGCTGAGATCGGTTAAACTCTGGGAATGCGGCTCCATCGTTAATATCCCAATTACCTTCTAGGAGTTGCTTCCTTTGGTGCTCAGGTAATGATAAGAGCATCGCCTCGTAGTCACCCGCTTCAGCAAGGTAGGGGTTGTCGAAGAGAGATGCAGGTATAAACCTACGCTTAAACAGAGGCTGACCTGCTTTGCTGTGTCCCTCAGGATAGGTAATCGTGTCGCCTGTTTCAATATTTGTAGCCCAGAATGCTTTGTTTGAAGGGCCAGGATCAATGAACATCTTCTTAACCCACTGATGCCCAGCGCCGCCAGGGTTAGTCGTAGCCCTCATGTAAAGACCTAAGTGTCGTGCAGAGCTACGTAGACGTGATCTCATGTAGTCCCAAGCATAAGGACTAGACCATTGAGTAAGTTCGTCAAAGCCTATCCAGTTAAACGCTTGCCCTTGGTAGCGAGTAACATCTGTATCTTTATCCAAGTAGGACATCCAGAGACGCCCCCCTTTTGGGCTAGTCCACTGCGACTTTCGCTCTGACCACTTGATACCTGGTACTGCACGTGGGTATAACTCCTGCGACTTCTGTATAAGTTCCCTAAGTTCTTCTGTAGTGTGACGTACAAGTAGGCCACTAAAGTTAGGATCGTTCAAACCGTGTAGTGGGTCAGCTAACATCGCGTAGGATTTGCCACCACCAGCTGCCCCACCATAGAGAACTTCCCGCTCTGAAGAACTTAGGAAGTTTGTCTGAGGGCCGGGGTTAGGCTTGAACACGACCTCTTGTGCTACATCCACGTCATACTCAGGAGCGACTACCTGTGCAGGAACAGTCTGTACACTAGGGGTGGCGACTTGTTCAACTGTCTCTGTCGGACTCTGCGTATGCCCCGACCCCTTGGCTTTCGAGTTTTTCGATTTCCGCAAGGGTTTCTTCGAGCCACTTGGCAAGCTTACGTTTAACTGCAGATGCTTTTCTACGTCTTTGCTCAACTTCGATTCTCTTCTTTAAGCCCATATGAGATATGTAACGGCCTGTTTCTTTGCTCAACCACTGAGCTACCGCACGATAACTATACTGCTTTAGATGTCGCTTTGCAAGCTCTAACGCTTCAAGCTCATGTTCAATCGGTTCTAGAAGCTTGTCATTGTCTGGATGTAGTTCATAGCCCCAAGGTATCTTCTTAGTTACACGGACTATTGTGTGCCATTGTTTGTTGTGATCTTTGGGTGGTTTTGGTAGTTGCCAAAATCCTAGATCTCTTGTTGGAATACTTATTCGTTCGTACCTTCTTTTGGTGGGAGATAAAAGATGCCACCACTTGATGTGACATCCACTTTATCTACCTTACCAAGTCCTGCACGATCTAGCAAGTCTTTTGCTGCGATCATCTTCTCTTTTATACCTAACTCAGTAGGGTCATAGAGAGCACCTACCATAGACATAGCAGCTTTAGGGGCGACACGGGCGAAATAGGTGCGTGTCTTCTCACCTATCTCGTCCTTCAGAGATTCCACAATAGCCGATGTGCTACTTGTTTCCCCATACCCTGCCAGCTTTTTAGCAGCAACAGCGTCACCATTAGCCTCATCAAAGAGGACTTCAAGGAACTTAAGTTGCTTTTCGGTTAGATTTCTCGCCATAGGTAAACTCTCTTATCTGACCACGTGCAATACCGATGTCACGTAGTTCTTTGTCGCTCATGTTCTGAAGTAACCAGAAGTCTGCACGAGCTTGTTGTGCTTCCTGTAAAGCCTGAAAGCCTCGTTGAAAGAAATTTAGCATCACTATCTCCTTTGTTGTGTGTGCGGAGATAGTTATACTCAGTTAGCGGTAACTTAGTACCACCTGTTTTTGCATACCCGTTATTCGTTATACGCCAGAGAAGGTCTCTGTTACAGTTAGGATAGTGTCTACATGTGCTGCTGTATCAGGCGTTACTTGTATCTTATCACCTGCAGCCAGTACTAGCTCAATGTCTGAGAAAGTGACATACTCATTCGCACCCAAGTTCTTACCTGTAAGAAAATGTGACGTGTAAGTATCTGCCGCTACGTACCACTCAATCTCAATGCTAGTGTTGCCTGATGTATTGATAACGTGAAGATAGCTTACCTCAGCCACACAGTTAGGAGGACATGTATACACATCCTCTGTAGTAGTACCAGTATTATGCCCATAGACAGAACGCCTACGAGCAGGTCTACCTTGGTGGTTGAGTGTAACAGCCATTACTTCTCTTTCTTACTCACAGCAGCCTTAACTTTCTTAGGCTTAGGTTTATCCATCTCGACCTGAGCTTTACGGCAGATCTCTGTGATGTTGTAATCGCTACAGCCTACATTGCCGAAGCGATCCTCAGATGCTGCTTGATTGCCACGTTCATCCCAAACACAACCATGTTCGTCAATCCGGTAGCCGTGCGCTTCTAGCGCCTTCTTATACTTCTCGTAGAACTTCATCTACTTACCTTTTTTCATAGGGCGTTCTGCTGGGTTAGATGCACCACACATACCACCTTTGTTCATCTTCATAGGCTTCTTAGACATACCACCATAGGAGTAGCCCATCTTCTTAGCTACTTCTGGTGCTTCCTTCTTGAGAGCCTTCATGCCTTTGTTCATCATTTCTTTAGATCCTTCTTATGATACAGATATTTACTGCTAGATGTATGTTTTGCACCTGACATAAGTTTACCTTTAGCGTCCTTATGTGTAGCACCCTTGTATTCTTTACCATTCTTAAAGTAGTGTTTTACTCCTGCAGCCATTATGTGCGCCTCTTCTTGCCTGATGCTGTAGTAGACCAGTTAACCTTCTTTGGTCCAGTCTTCTTTGCTGCTTCTTTCTTGCTTATTTTGCTTGCCACCGCTTTGGGGCGACACGCCGGATAAGGTCTACCACTTTCCGAAGTACCCGACCTACCACATTTTTTACCCGTTTTAACATCTGTCCATTCCTCTCCGAACCACTTACCTAAACCGCCCTTAGCAAAACTTCTACGACTTGCGAGAACGTGTTGCGACTTTGTTTTGCGTTGTGCCACTGTAAGTACCTCCCGCTTTCTTGTACTCCTTAGTAAGCCAAGCAGATGCATAAGCGCTGGGCCATACATCAAACTTCTTCTTAGCCAGGGCTTTCTTCTGGTTGTACAACTTCATGTTCTTAGGTTTAGGTGCAGCCATTACCACTTTACCTTATCTGCCCAGTAAGCTGCTGAGAGCTTACCCTTCTTAATATTCTTAGCGTGTCTAGCTTTAAAGCTTGCACGTTTCTTCTTCATGCGATCAGATTCACCCGCTTTAGGCTTGCCTGCTGTGGATGCTCCCTGTTCACCGAATCGGATGAGCTTAATGGTGTCACCTTCCTTGGCGAGTACGGCGTGGGATTTAGTTGGATGTTTAGGGGTACGCTTGGGTTTGTTGTAACCTTCAAAAGTTTCTCCACGATACTCAATAGCCATATTACTTCTTACCTTTTGTGTAAGCCTGCCCACCATAGAACGCTGCAACAATAGCTGCTACAGATACAAAGTAGGTAGGTGCCATATCACCTAGAGTAGAAGATGCGTGAGTAATACCAATACCTGCAGATAATACTACAGCGAAGGGATAGAGAAGCATACCGAATAAAGCGAACCATGCCATGTTGCGCTGGGCATCTTCTTTTTTGTCTTCATTCTCAAAGCGTACACGCCGCTCATACATAGCCATCTCATCATCAGTGATAATTCCATCACCGTCTTCGTCAGCTGCATCCCACTGGCTACCAGCTTCTAACTGTTTACCTTGTGCCATTCTTTCTTCTTCTCTGTAACTCATAGAGGGTTATCCGCTAGTTCGTCATATGCTTTCCAGATGTCATCTACTTCTGTCTGTAGAACATCTAAAGTATCGCCTAGTCCGTCTGTGATAGTTGTAGCTTTATCAACCTGACTGCGTAGGTCCAGTAGTATTTTCTGCTGCTCTAGGATCTGCTGCATGTTTGTAGTAAGCTGGGCAAGCTTCTGGTTCAAACCACGTACATCATTGTCTGCAATAGCTTGCTCTAAGGTTTGGATACGAGATACAAGCTTAGCCTCTAGCTCCTGAGACTTAGTGAGTAGCATTGAGTCTAACGCTACAATCTCATTGCTCAGGTTATTGTTTACCTCTGTAAGGTTTCGCTCAGCTGAAGTATCTATAGATGTTATCCGCTTATCCATATTCAAGGCTTTAACGTCTAGCTCTTCGACACGATCCAGAGATTCTTCTACTCCAGCCTCTACACCATAGAAACGGTTAAGAGTATCATAGCCAAAGTAGACACCACCAGAAATGGTTGAGAGGACGGGTACAGCTACTGCAACCATCCAACCCTTAATGTTGTATCCACCTACGCTAAACTCAAAGTCCATCATTGTGTTGGCATTGCCCCATACTGATTAATGTATTCACCTGCTGCGTAGATCTCTGTAGCATTCTTCATCTCAGGTGTCAAGTAACCCTGGAAGCCTGTACCAAAACCTGAGTCATCCCAAGTGATAACAAACTCATCAATAGCCTGTGTGTATGTGATAGCTGTGTAGCTACCAACCATGTAGTTACCCTGTGCAGCGTAGTTGTCTACAGTGGCAGTAAGTTCATCGTTGTTAGCCGCAGCCATGAAAGCACCAGCCTGTTGAGCAAAAGTCTCTACAGCTTCTACTGCCTCGTTATACTCGTTAACCTCAGCAGCGTCTAAGCTGTATGCGTCTGTCTCTAGCATAACTTGTAGCTCAACCTGCTCAGGCTTAGTGTCTGCCTCAGATGCTACGGAAGCTACCTCAACTGCTGTCATAACTACAGCTGTAGCAGCAGTCAGGTTATCTACTGCAGTGTTCAAGCTATTCATAGCCGCTGCATGTTCTTGCATAAACATCTGCTCAGCTGTCTGAGCAATGGCATAGTCGTGGTTAAGTACAAGCTCTTTAGCTTCTAGGTATGCACTTAGCTCATTTGTGGTAATAATACCCTCACTAAGTGCATCATCGTTAATCACACCACCGATAGCGGCATAACCTACAGCACCTACAGTCATAACACCACTGTTAGTAATACGATCCTGAATATCACCAATAGAGGCGATAAGCATATCAATCTTCTCTTGACCAGTTAGCTCGTAGTTAGTCTCTTGTGCGCTTACTGCTGCGGAAACGCTCACTAAGGCTGAGCTTAGGAGTATCGTCTTCAACTGTCTCATCATCTAGGTCTTCCTCTCCTACCCTTAACAGGGTGTTCCAAAACTCTTGGTCTGTCTCATATCCAACGATGTAAAGCGCTGGACTCTCTCTGTATTTCTTTATCGCTGCCTTCCCCATAAGCAGCTTACCCGTCTTACTGTCATTAATAGGGCATGGGGTATTCGCTAACATCATACTACGGAACACTACAGGGTCTTGGCACAATACAGATATAGCTGATACCTGTAACCCTAAGCCACCTACTTGCTGTGGTGCTCCTAAGAGCCTAGCGTTCTTTCTGCGGTTACAAGCTTCATCCTGCTCCATCTTACCAGAGGATAAACCTAAGACGCTTATCTGTATCCCTGTAGAGCTAGGTAGTAAGCAACTATCGTTACCGCCACCACCCATCATCGTAGGAGCTATCGCTGACATAACAGGGGCAG